GATGTCAGCGTTGACGATCGGATAGGCGCTCAGCTGGCTCCAAGGCGTATAGGCCAGCGATGCCCATGCGGTGCTGCCATCACCGATCTTGATTTTGTTGGTGTCCGACTCAATCCCGATCTCACCAGCCAGCAGCGTCGGGTTGGCAGCAGTCCAGTTAGCAGCCGTGTCGCGCCGTTGCTTCTGAAGGGCGGTAAGCGTAATGCTCATCAGGCTCCAGGTGGACTCACCACATAGTCGCGGGCAGGGCTAGCAGAAGCCAGGCCAGCATCCAGAATATAGGCGCGAGCAGGTGCTGCGGCTGCTAATCCAGCATCAAAGATCAGGTCGCCAGTGTCGATCGGTATGGTTTCAAGCTCGACCTCTACATCCCATCGCCCGCAAGATGCGTCGGTGATGGTTGGTGCGCCAATGTATCGCCACGCATAATCGCTGATCAGCGGCACTGGAGCGGTGGTGTAGCCACTCCAGATTTCAGTGGAAAGGAAGAAGATGTCGAAGCTGCCGGAGCGGTTGTCGTAATGATCGCGGATCAGCGTTACATCTGACTCTTCCAGCAACCTGAATGTCAGGTTGAGGCTTTGCGCAATCCGTCGGTTGCCACGCCTGAAGCCGGTCAACACACCAGACAAGCTGATGCGCATCGCACTGGGCACACCACCTGGGTTGTAGGTGCGGGTGGATGGAACCAGCGCAGGGAAGGTGCTCATCAGATTGGCACCGATTCCAACGTCACAGTTGCGTTGTATCGCATGGGTGAGGCGATGCCAACCTCAAATGCACTGGCGTAACGCCATTCATAATCAGCCGCATCGACAGGAGGCGTGGTGTAGCCGGCCCAGACCTCAGCCGATAGCGCAAACGGAATGAGAGTGCTTTGCTGTCCCTCGTAATGATCCAGCAGCAGCTGCATCTCGGTTTCTGTTAGGTATTGATACCCAAGCTGGAGGCGCTGCACCACGCGATCGCTGCCGTACTTGAACCGCACATTGGCACCACTGACGGCTTCATAGGTGCCTTGTGGATAGTCGCCATATGTGAGCGACCTGGTGCTTGGCGTCAGTGCGGGAAAAGTAGCCATCAGATCACCTCGAACGTGCCGTTCACCACTTCATTGCTGATCTTGGCAATATCGCTGCCATCCACAGGAAAATGCACTGCCTCGATCGCGCTGATGCCATCACTGCTGTGCTTCACATTTGTGATCTGATACCACTCAGTTTCCTGCCGATTGTCGCCGCGACTGTTAATCCGTTGGCGCTGCACCTTGATGATTTGCGTGGGGATCAAGCTAGTGGTCAGCAGCGGCGTAGAGAAGCTGATGCTATGGGTGGAGAACTTACGCCGCGCCAGCTCGTACTTGCCATAGACCGCAGCATGGGCGGCGCTGGTGCAGAAGTCTGTCATGTCAAACTGCACTGTCGGCGCATTGCTATCGGTAGTGGAATAGCGCACGGTGGTGGTGCGTTGAATGCCGATGATTAACGGATCAGCCTCGCGCCAAACCAGAGAGATATTGATTGGCCGCCGCTCATCCGCATCAACGTAGTTTTTCTGGAACGTGCCGGGGATGATGTTGGCTTCGGTAAAGGTGGCCGCAGCTGTCAGGGCAGTGGTCTTGATCGTATTGCCAGCACTCAATGGCAAAATCGGCTGCAGGCTATAGCGGCCGTTGCTGGATACGAATGAGAGCAGGAAGAAAGGCGCCGTTTTGGCGATGTAGTCAATCGTGTTGATCGACTGTTCGATGATGCCGTTGAAGAATAGGCCGGTGTTGGTGCAGAACGTCGCCAGCGTCTGCAGGTTGCTCACATCAATCGGCGCTGCAATGCTGGCCGTGGTAGCCCCACTCACGCGCTTCATCAGCGTGAAGAGGTACATTGCCAGATCGACAAACTGGTTGCTGGCTCCAGTTTGATAAACACCGCCAACTAGGCCATTGCTGTAAAGATCAACGGTGGTGCCGTTCTGGTAGAAGATCGATAGCTGGCGTGTAGTGGTTGGGTAGGAGCCAGAACTAGGCTGATCGTAGATATTGCCGTCGATCTCAAGGAATGTGATGTCGGCAAAATTGGTGAAATCGGCAGAGCCAGGAGGGGCGGTTGGGTCAACGTAGGAGCTTAACTGCGTCTCATATTGAATGCCATCCAAGGTGCCGGTATCTGCCGGAAGAGACGGATTAGCTTGATTATTGACTGTGCCAGTACCAAAAATAGTGGTGAATGGCCCTGTTGAGCCAAAGTTTGCAAAATATCCGGCGGCTTCTTTCGCATAAACTGTTATGCCAAAATCATCAATGTAACCGACGGGATGCCCTCCGATAAGCGTTGATCCGCTGTAGACACCATTAAAAACAAATGTCACTAAAGGCCCAGGGGTTATACCATTGCCGGCCCACCACGCAGATGTAATGTCTGCTCCGGTTTTGTTGTCAAATACCTCTACGTCAAGCGACTGATAAATAAGCACAGAATTATTGGTATCCCCTGTTCCTCTAGTTATTGCTTTTACTTTGTAATAGTAGGTTTCAATGTCAGGAACTCTTTCAGTTGCCCCACTCGTTCCATATATCTGGCCTAAATAAGAATAGGCATTGTAATCACAGAAAATTTTGCCAGAGCTGATGGGGCAGACATTCTTCGCCGCCTCCATCGTCGCGCTTGAGGCGTAGTAATGCGTGAGCGTTAATGTTCCTGCACTGGAAAAAGTCTGAATGCTTTGCGTGCCAACCCATGCCTGATACTTCACAGGTGAGCTGACCATCTGCCCTTGACTGATGGCGTAGAGAAAGCTGCCCACAAAATCATTCGAGCCAGTCTTCACCAGCGCAGGCTGCACCCATGTGCCGCCCACGTTGCCGCTGCGCTTGCAGAACACAATCGGCACTGTGTCACCAGCCGCAGCAACGGTCTGCTGTTTGCCTAAGTCAGTTTGCGGCTTTTTACTTTTCGTAACTGCAGCATCACTTCTAGTTGCTGTTGTGCCGACCTCAGCCGGTGGCTGCTCTTTTGCCTTATTGCCACCATACGGGAATCGACCAGTTAATCGAACACTGCCACTTCTGCCTTGGAAGGATGTGCCATAAGTATATTTGCCAGGTGGCAAATTTGTGTATCCCATCAGCCTTGCCTCCGATACGCCCAGATAGCGGCTGAGATCACGTCCATCGTTTTTAAGAATGTGCCAGCGCTGATGTTCTGCACGGCGCAATCTCCTTTCAGTTCCTCGCCATCTGTGGTTAGATACACCACGCGCTCATCCACGATCTTCATCGTGACGTCCTCATGCACCCCATGGTCGGCGCAAGTCACCTTGAGATCAACAGCTAAGACGGTTTCGCTCATTGCCCCGTCTGCCGGATCAGCATGTCTGCAGTGATTTTACGGGTCGGCACCTGCGGCTTCAACTTATTAATCGCCGGGTTCACCGTCCAGCTGATGGCCTCATCGCTCAGGCTGGCCCCTTCAATGCTGCCGATGTAACGGCTGATTAGCTGGGCACTGGCGCCATGGAAGGCATCCTCACCAGCATCTTGAATGTAGAGCGATGCGATCACTAGGTTGTCGGCCGCCATGGCCGCATCGGTGATGTCCACCAGATCAGCCGTTGCAGCGATATTGATCGACAAATCGTTGATGGATGCAGCCGCTGTCGAGCCAAACCCATCCACATCGAAGGCCAAATAGATGTAGCTGCCGCCGACGTTGGCATCAATGCTCAGCGTCTGCGCCACCTGATAGAAGTTCTGCCATTGCCTGGTCGGGATCCTCAAGCCACTGCCAGGATCGATCACGTTGTCCCGATCGGAGTAATACTCCAAGAAACACATGATGTCGTAACTGGCCATCAGATCAGACCCAGCCCAGCACGCACGTTGATGTCGCCCGCCAGAAGCGCCAGCGTCTGATCAACACCAGCCTGCACTGCACGGCTCAGATCTTGCGTGGTGACAAAGTTGGTGCCATCCATCTGCGTCACCGGGCCGGTCTGAATGCTCACGTTGGCAGAGCTTGGCATCACTACGCCGCCCTCGGCGAACTTGGGAATCGCTTTGCCGCCACGCATCCCGGCCAGCCAGTTGTTAGCGAAGCCAGTGGCCTTGGATTGCGGCACGATGTACTCCGGTTCGCCGCCTTCACCAACCATCGCCAAGGTGGGCCCGGAGACCACACCGCCATCAGCGAAGCGGGGAATGTTAGGCGATGGCAGTTGCGGGATCTGGGGCAGTTTGAGCGCAGCCAGTGCCCGGTTGGCGCCAGCGATGATGCCATTGATGGCGTTCACGACTGAGCTGATCGCACTGCCGACGGCATTCAAGATGCCATTCACAATCCCTTTGATCGTGGTGGCGGCTGCTTGGAAGGGAGCAGTGAGCACACCACCCAGGCTGGCGAAAGCGGTCTTGATGCCGTTGACCAGCATCTGGAAGCCGGTCTGAACTGGCGTGATAAAGGTGCTGGTGAATGCCGCAGCGGCCCCGGTAATCACTTGGCCGATCGCTTGGAATGCTTGGCCGATCTGATCACGGAACGCATAGATCGCAACGCCAGCTGCAACCAGTAACGCCACCCAGCCGGCTGGGCCGGTGAAGACTGCAACCAAGATTGGCAGCAGACCGCTCAGTGCAGTGCCGATCGCCGTGATCACAGGCACCACAGCGCCCAAGGTGCCGGCCAGCGTGGCAAAGATTCCACCGCCGGCAAACACTGCTCCGAGCGCACCGCCAATGGTGATCAATGCACTGATCGCTGGTGCCAGCGCAATCAGGCCAGCAGTCAATGCAGCAATGCCAGCGATTGCAGCCTGCACCGGGCCGGGCAGACCGCTGAACCATTGCGCAAAGCTCGCAATGCCCTGAGCCACTTGGGTGATCAATGGCAGCAATGCCGTGATCGCCTGATTGAATGGCCCAGCCACAGCACGCGCCACAGCGTTGATCGAGTCGTTGAACTTATCGGCCGCCTGGGCCATCTGCGTGTCGATCGTCGCCGAATACTGCCCCAGGGCGTCGCGGCCCTGATTCAGCATCGGGATCAAGTTGGCGCCAGATTTGCCGAACAGATCCATCGCCAGCGCAGTCTTCTGCGCACCATCCGGCATCCTGGCGAACCGATCAGCCACGTCGAGCATGATCTGATCCATGCTCTTGATCTTGCCGCTCGCATCAGTTGAACTGACACCGATCGATTTCAATGCCTCATTAGCTTTCGAGGCCGGATCCACCACACCGCGGGCCAAGCGGCCCATAGCCTTGGCAACCTCATCCACACTGCTGCCGCTATCGGCTGCAGCGGCGCCGAACTTGCTCAGGCTCTCAACACCAACGCCCGTGCGCTGGCTGAGATCGTTCAGGTTGTCGGCCGTATCAATGGCACGCTTGCCCAATGCAGTCAGGCCGGCCACACCAGCAGCTGGCAGCAATGCACCAAATGCGCCGCCCAGTCCGCTTGTGATTCCTTTCAGTCGATTGAATGTACCTTGCAGGCCGGTGGCTTCTTTATCAACACGCTGCAGGCTTTTTTCTAGTCCAGCGATCTGCGCAACGCCATCAACACTCGCTTGGATCTTGACCGCTGCAGTCATATCGAGCGCCATGATCAGCCCTCCTTCTCGTGCATTGCGGCCAGAATTTCGCCTTCAATGATCTGCACGTCAGCGAGCATGGCAGCAGGATCAGGCACCTCATACAGCTTAAACGTCCACGCCAACGCTGCATAGTCCAGGCCAACCAACCCAGCCGGCCCTGTGCGCCATTGCGTCTGACATCGCAGGAATGCCTGTACTGCAGGCCACGCATCAGGCTCAACCTCGAAATACTCAGGTCGCGGCGTTACATCGATCTCAAGACCGAAGGCCGCTGCATCATCCAAGGTTTGATCGATAACGCCGCCCTTCACCCAGTACCGGGCGGCGTCTCTCAGTTTTTTGCTTTCGTCCCGGTCAGGCTGTCGAAGTAAGCCACGATGATGGCCGCGGCCACGGTCGGGATGTCGAGCAGTTGCTGCTTGGTGGCTTCAGAAAATGGCACCTCATCGCCATCTGCATCCACCACACCGGCCCAACCGACCAGCAGTTCATCGGCAATCGTTTGATCGCTGATGCTGTTATCCACTGGCTCATTGCGCTCAGCGGCTTTGATGCGTACCTGCACCTCAGCCTGGATCTCATTGATCCGGCCCTGCGGCAATCGCTTGAACTCTGCGTCGAATGTCTGTTTCTCAAATTTGCCGCCGTCGGCCGGCAGCTTTACGCTCACCGGCCATTTGTAGGACGTGGACTGCTTGAGAACGAAAGACATCAGCAGAAGACTAGGTTGATCTCGTCGTTACCAGAGCTGCCAGGCACGGCGATCACCGGCACGGCAAGCATATGGATTCCGTCCTGATCTTCGTAGCTCGGGTCGCCGATGTCAATCGTCGAGCTTGTCAGCGTGACGATATTGCCAGCGGTCTGACCATGCTTGAGGGTCAGGTTGCCCAGGCTGCTGTCGCTCAGGGCAGCGGTGAAGAAATCCTTGGCCGCAATGGTCGGCGCCTCGACGGTCACCGAACCAGTCACTGCACGGTTGGTGATCAGCACTTCCTTGGTGCAGCCCACCAGTTCGCGGTAGATGATTTCATTGCCGCATTCGATCTCCAGAGCCTGCAGACAGCCGGCGTAGCTGAGCAGCTCGAAGTTGGTGGTGTTGCCGTTCTTGAAGACCACCGGCACAGCTTGGGCGCTGTAGGTAGCAGTCGGGGCCGCGGTATCGGTCGGCGCGTTGTAGATGCCGGTCATCGTGAACTCGATGCTCGGGATCTCACCCACCTCGCCAGACAGCGTGAAGGTGCCGCGGCAGCCGGTCAGCTTATGCAGCACGCCATCGATGTTGTAGTAGATGGTGCTGCTGCCAAAGCTGCTGCTGACAGGCTGATACTTGGCGTTGGCCGCGATGCTGTAGGTGCTGGTGCCATCAGGCGTGAAGGCCGTGGTGGTCTTCTGAACCGTGGCGACCTTGGTGCTGCCGACGTAATCAGTGATGATGCCGCTGCTGCCGGAGCCCGTGCCGCCGGTCAGGCTGATCACCATGCCGGTGTAGATGTTATTCGTCGA